GATGGAAGACCGTCAGGGTTCCCGCTTTGAAAGCACTTTCACAAAGAATCAAATTCGGAAGATCTGGGATATATGAGTATTGATGCAAATCTCGCAACTGAGTATTCGATGGGGGTCGCGGGCTTCGCTCTCGTGACGGCCACGACATTGACCACTGGCCCATTTGTGGCGATTACCACGGTTGCCCCGACCACTTTCACTTCGATCACCGGAAACAACATCACTGGCCCTTGGTCCACGGTGGCCATACCTGCTGGGATCACGCTCCCTGGACCAATCCAGAGCTTCCAGATCAACACAGGTGCAGTGGTTGCGTTCAACGGTGTGATCAACTCCTAAACAGGTGACTCTCGCTCTTGGAACAAGGTTGGTATCGACAGGCGGCGGACAAGTTGTCCAGCCTGACGAACCCATCTTGCGCCGAGTTCTGGTTACTGAAGATCTAGCAGACAACATCGTACTGGAGTTCAACATTGGCGATCCAATCACATACATTGTTGCATCACTTGGAACTTACGATGTGATGACGCTTGAGGGAGGATTGCTGCCCATTAGCCTTTTAACAGAAGCATCGGATAAATTCATTCTAAACGTAGAGTAATATGGCAGATACCAAAATTACGCAGTTACAACCGCCACAGGTTGGATATCCAGTTGTTCCAGCAACTGATGTTCTTCCTATCGTTGTTATCGCAGACCCCGGAATGGCAACCTCTGGTTCCACACGCAAGGTGACCGTGAACCAGATCCTCGGAGCAGGCGGCACCGCCACCCTCGCCAGCGCCACCATCACCGGCGATCTGACGGTGGATACCTCGACGTTGAAGGTTGATTCGACGAATGATCGGGTGGGTATTGGGACGGCGACACCTTATGCTTTGCTTCACGCAAACGGCACGATTGCAGCCGCCAATTTTGATTGGACCCCAAGTTTTATTGCACCGACTGTCGGATTACTTGCAGCCAGCAACAGCAGTTCCGCATCTATTCGAATTGCGACATTGGATTCAAATCCAACACACGATCCTTTTGTCAATTTCCTAACTTCTGGCGGTCAGAACTGGAGCATTGGAATTGATAACTCCGACAGCGACAAGTTCAAGATTGCGTTTACGAATGGATTTACTGGCAGCAATGAAGTTTTTGCTGTTGATACTTCTGCTGTGTTTTCATGGTACGACGGCGCAGGCGGCACTCGAATGACTTTGAATTCTACGGGGCTGGGCGTGGGGGTTGCGAGTCCTCTTGGAAGGCTTCATATCGTTAAGACTGGAGCAGGAATCCAAGACGCCGGTTATTTCGAAAATTCCCAAGCTGCTGCTGCCGATGTTGGACCTCGCGCAAGTCTTTTGGGCGTAGGCAGCGTTGCAATGGCAACGATTGAGTCTGGATGGAATGGTGCTGCCAATACTGATGCGTATTTCGCAATCAGAACCCGTGGAAGCGGAGCTGTTACAGAGCGTCTCCGAATCGACTCCTCCGGCAACGTGGGCATAGGCGTTACGCCGAGTGCGCTTGTTGGGGCGACTCGGGTCGAAATTAAAGGATCGAACAGTGCCAACCTTTCTCTCCGAAGCGGATCTGCAAATGCTTCTGCTAGAGATTGGATGGTTGCTTCGAATGTTGTTGCGTTTGGTGACTTTGTTGTCCGTCAAGGTGCTTCTCAGGGTGCAGAACCTAATTCTGGAACCGACAGAATGTATTTTGATCCGTCTGGCAACATCATTATCACCCCAACTTCAACTCCGCCAACCCTAACTGTTAATGGACAAATTGCCATTAACGCCACCAGCAACACCAACCTCCGCTTCAGCTATCGCGGTTCCGATGGTGTCACCCGTGTTGCAAACATCACCCTCGCCTAATCCCATGATTACCATCTCTTGGATCATCGAACGCCTGTTGGTCAAACCGACCGAAGGCACTCACACCGATGTCGTCATCACCGCCGATTGGAGGTGCAACGGCACCGAAACCATCGGCACCGGCGACGACGCAAAGACCTACAGCGGCACCTGCTACGGATCGACCTCGTTCGCTCCGCCGAGCGAGAACTTCACGCCGTTTCCTGATCTGACGCAGGATCAAGTCCTCGGCTGGTGCTTCGCCAATGGCGTCGATCAGTCGGCCATCGAAGCGAACGTGACGCAGCAGATTGCCGATCAGGTGAATCCTCCGATCATCGCTCCGCCGCTGCCGTGGTTACCGCCGGTTTCGGTTTTGGTTGCGGAGGAGGCTGCTGTCGTTGAAGCTCCGGTTGCCTAATATGGAAATTACGCTCAAGCTCAACGAACAAGAAGCCAACAACATCATTCAGCTTTTGGACATTGCTGTGAAAGCTGGCGGTCTCGCCAATGCTGCCGTCGCTTTGCCAATTGTTGAAAAGATCAAGCAAGCCGCTCAACCTAAATCCGAGTAATGCAAACCGATACCAACAGCAACAGTGGGGTTGGAATTTCTCTGGCTACCGCTGCCGCTGCTGGTGCGGTTTCTTTGCTTCCGCAGCTAACACAGTGGTTCCAGTTTGGGGCCGCTGTGTTGGCTTTTTTCGCTGCTGCAATTGGACTCTGGAAAGCCCTCAAGAAATGAACTGGAAAACCACTCTCGCAGGTGTCGGCGCAATCATGGTTGCCGTGGGTGGAGCTATCAAAGCTCTGTTTGACGGAGACCCTACGACCAACATTGATCTCGCTGCGACCATTGCCGCTGTGACTGTTGGCTTTGGTTTGATCGCTGCTAAAGACGCAGATAAGAAACCCAAGTGAACTGGATCTACCAGATCCTGAAGGCCCTGCTGGACTGGTTCCGAGAAACACCACCCACCAACATTCAACATGGAAAAGCACCCGAGGATCTCAAGAACGGTCTGGCTGATCGTATTGCTGGACTGCCTGGGTTGCCAAGTGACAAAGGTGGTAATGGTCCCGCACGGTGAACCAGTGATGCTCGCAAAACCAGTGAAAGCCAGCGTGTACGCTTTTGACCAAGACAAGAAGCTTGTCGGGCCGTCCAAAGTGACGCTCCCGGCTGGCTGGTACGTTCTCCCAAAGTAACCCATAGCCAATTCTCACTATGTCGATGACAAATGCCGCAGAGGCGGAAATCCTTGATCTCATATTCCTAAACTCCGATTGGGCAAACATCGGAAACGCTACCGGAATCAGAGGTTCTACATCCGCTGGATCTTTCTTCATCAGCCTGCACACCGCAGACCCCGGAGAAGCAGGGAATCAAAACACCAATGAGGCAAACTATACCGGATATGCTCGAATTGCAGTGGCCCGCTCAGCATCTGGATTTACGCTCTCGACATCCACGATCAGCAACTTTGCCCTTGTTCAGTTTGCTCAATGCACAGGTGGCACCAACACCCTGACGCATTTTGGAATTGGCACCGACTTGTCCGGTGCTGGAAACCTCATCTTCAAGGGATCGCTAACGTCTTCCCTTTCAGTTTCCACCGGTATTCAACCGCAGTTCGCCGCAGGTGCGCTGACTGTTACCGTTGATTGATCATGTGGACTACTTCTGCCCACATTGCTTGAGGCCATTATGGCCAACAGATGAGGATGCTCAAAGCATCTGCGAAGAGCATCCAGATGGAGTTCCGCAAGCTGATCTAGTTCCACGCAACCCTAAAATTGAGGAGGAATAATGGGTTTCACCGGAATAGTATCGCTCGCCGAAGCACCGACCTGGCAGTCGTTCTTCTTCAAGACAAGCTCTCCATCAGGAGCCGCAGGACGCTGGTACGACGCAGCCGTCGGGGCAGGCATCCCAGTCTATCAGGCCTACGTCGGCCAACAGTACGAAGCCACTCTCCTCATAGGTGAGTCCAATCGAGGAATCTACACAGGCCCAACACCATCGGCAGGCCAGACCAAACACCTCTTCGCACTCTCAGCAGGAACATCCACAGCATCAGTCCCATTGACCATGCTGCTGGCCGACTACCTCATGTTCTATCCGCTGATCGACATGGATTCGCTCGATCCGCAGGACATGATCAACCCGGTCAGCATATCTAGGTACACCTCAGGTGAAGGCGTCCAAGCCTACCTCGTTGTCGCAGCTCCAATGAGTTCAAGTGGAACAGTCACCGTCACCTACACCAACAGCCAAGGAACAGCCAACAGGACAAGCACATTCGGAATCGCTTCAACCGGAACCATTGGGAGAATCGCAAACAACATCAACTCAACCTTGGACGCAGGAGCAGCATCACCATTCATCCCGCTCGACAACGGAGACAAAGGTATCCGAAGCATCCAAAGAGTCACCTGCAACGCCAGCATGGGCGGTTTCTGCCACATCGTTTTGGTCAAACCGCTTGCAACTCATGTGATTCGAGAGCAGAACACCGAGGCAGAAACTGTGTTCTTCACGCACAAAGCCAACTGCGTACAAATCCAAAACAACTCCTACTTGAACTTTTTGATACTCAACAATACCTCTTCATCTCCTGCACCGCTGAGGGGATTCCTGCAATTCACCTGGAACTAACATGGGCTTCTCTTCAATGGATGATCTCATCAACGAGATCACGACAAATGGAAAGTTCAATCGAACCGATTGGAACAAGATCACCGGTGCGGCTGCGTACACCGCAGGACGGTGGTATGATTTCAGCGGCTTAGCCGGAAGCCCAGTCGCAAACGCATTCACTGGAACCGCTTTGGCTTGGAAAAGCTGCGACGAAACTACCGGGAACGGCACTCAGATATTTGGAATTCGCCACGGTGGAAACGTCAGCCCGGATACCAAGCACATCCTTAACGTCTCGGCTGTCACTGGCGTTGCCACCGGCGTTCCGGCTCAACTCATGCTGGTCGATCTTCAGGGTTATTGGCCCGGCATTTCTACCGCCGTAGCCACCGCCCAGACGCTTACCGGAACTCCCACGCTTCGATACACGAATGGTGCTGGTTGTAGGCTGTTTTTTGTTCAAAACGTTACTTCTGGTGCCACCGCTCATAACATCAGCTTGAGCTACTCGAACACCACTCCCACATCGGGCAGAAATATGCCGGTCACCGTTTCGATGATCGTATCTGCGATTGCAGGCCACATATCCCATTCTGGAACTTCCGCAAACAATTACGGACCATTCCTTCCTATGGCTTCGGGAGATACCGGAGTTTCAAATGTGGCAAACGTCACTTTCTCAGCGGCATCTGGTGCCGGTTCTGGTGCCCTCTGCCTTGCCCGACCGCTGCTGACTCTTCCGATTACCACGGCTTCAGTGGCTGCTGAACGTGATCTTCTCAACCAGTTGCCAAGCCTTCCTCGTGTGATGGATGGAGCTTGTCTTGTCTGGCTCTATTTCGCTGGAGCAGCAACCGCTGCTGCCAGCAACTTCTATGGCGGAATCGAAGTCGGTTGGGGATGATTCATGTCCCTCAAACAAAACACGACGATACTCTGCCAGTTACCGCTTAGACAAAGAGGCGGTGACCCCGGTTCGTTGCGTTCAATGTGGGGGCGCACAGATCTCAGAAATCAAAGCGCGGGAGAAGGCATCTCATCTCAATTGGCGGCTATTCCGTATGGCCATCTTGATCCTTCCGCTTGGGTGATGCCGTACAAGAGCGGAGCAATGTCAGCGTTCACATACGTCGGGGCTCAGTTCACGGCAAACCCGATCAATCTTGCAGCGGGCGTAAACATCTCTGGTGATTCCAGCGTTGCATTCATTGCTGGCCCATCGCTCCTTCAGCTCATCGTTTCATTGGTGGGCGATTGCACGTTCACATTCACCGTCAATCCAGCAACGCTTCCAGGCGTTCTGAATGCATCAGGAAACGCTGATAATGTATTCACCGTTGGCCCAAGTTCGATTGGAGCTATCACGGACCTTACCGGTAGCCTTGTTGTTACGTTCACTGATTCAGGGACTGCAACTGCCATCGGAATCCTCGCTGGCGACGTTACTCCATACACTGAGCTTTCGCCTGAGACTTTGGCGGCAGCGGTAATCGCTGCCTCGCAAACCACCCCAATCGTTGCTGATGCCAAGAATGTGGTTGGAAATTATCAGGACCAATGGAAAATAAGGTCAACTTACAGAAACAGATCAAGAAACTGATATGGCAACCCCACTTACAGGAAGTTCAGTAGCATCCACCTACATTGGCCTACTCAAGACCTCCGACAACGCCAGTCTTACCGGAAGTCTCAGGAGCATCAGCGATGGCGGCGGAACCGATTCCGCGCTCCAGATCTCCACAACCGCAGCCAACATTGTCGGTACCCTGAATGTCACGGGTGCCACCGGACTGGCTTCGAGCCTCGCAGTCTCTGGGTTGGCCACCATTGGTTCTACGCTCGGTGTGACCGGTGCGACCAACCTTTCATCCACCCTGATCGTTACCGGTGCTACTACCCTCTCGTCCACTCTGGCAGTCACTGGTGCCGCCAATCTCTCGTCCACCCTCGCGGTCACCAGCAACATCTCCACGAGCGCGGGTAATCTGTCCGTGTTTGGAAACATCGTCCAAACCAACGCCGCCGCATCAAGTTCGTTTGCCGGAAGCCTTACTGCTTCATCGGTAACATTCAATTCAACCTTCACATGCAATGGAAATGCATCGTTTTTTGGAAACGTATCATTCGCCAATCCGTTAACAATCAATAGCACCCTCAATGTTACTGGTGCTACTGTCATATCGAACAACCTTACTGTAACCGGTTCGATTGGATCTAGCTCTTCTATTAGTGGAACTTCTTTGTCCGCAAGTGGTAACCTGACGGTAAACGGCAATACCACTATTGGTAATGCTGACGCAGATCTCCTGACGGTGAACGCGAATGTTGTTACATTCCCGAACATCACCACTCAGAATGTTGATACAGATACCGATAAGGTTATTATTCTTGATTCGACTGGAAGACTTCGGGCTTCTAACTCCAGTCAGTTTGTTCAGACTTCATTGAACTCACCTCAATGTAAGCAGACTGCAAACAAAGCCAGAGCAAGCATTGAGGCAAATACCACTGGATCTGGTGCTGATGTAATATCGGTTTCTATTACTCCACGAAGCGGCGATTCAAACATTCTTGTTTCTGCCGTTATCAACTATTCGTTTTTAACTGGTGATTCCAAAAACTGCGTTTTCAGGCTAACTAGAAACGGAACTGAGATTGGAACAAGCACTGGTACTGGAATAGTTGGAATCGCTTCTGCCAGCTACGAAGACGGTGAGATTGAGTCGATCAACAATGTTAAGATAGAGTTTCTTGATTCACCCAATACCGCCTCTGCTGTTACATACAAGATTCACATTTATGGATCTAGTGACCTGTATTTGAACTTCAACATAAGTGGTTCCGTCCAGCAAAGCACCACCTCGACGATCACGGCTCAGGAGTACTTCGCCTAATGAAACCCTCTGAAGTAGCGCAAGCAGCTTGCGATAAGCTGTCGTTCACGGACTCGGCCACGCTCACGTTGGCCAAGAAGTTCTGTATCCGCCGCTACTCCATGATCTGGGATTCGTGCCTATGGAACGATACCCTCGGAGTAACCTCTATCTCTGTCGCTGATGGCGATGAGATCAATACGATCAACACCTTCGTCACCACGGCCTACTCCTCGAACACCGGATACAATATGTACATGGACTTCCCAGTGGCCGCGAAGTTCACGATTGATGGCGATACCGATGGCATCGAAATCCCGTCCGCTGAATGGGTGTCATTCTTCCAGCTCGATCCCAACACCTGGAACAACGTCGATAGCCGTAAGTCCACGCCCAACAACTTCGTGAACTGGGTCCGCAACATGGACGTTGCCTACGGACTGGCCGGTGTCCCGAGGATCAAGCTCATCCCAGTTCCCAACGTCAACGGAACCCTCTTCGTTCTCGGCAAGAAGCAGTCCCAGATGCGTCAGTTCGGTGAGGCTCAGACCATCACCAACGACAGCAACTTCGAGCTGCACGGTGTTGAGAATGCACTGATGGCCTACACCGAAGGCGATCTCCTCGAATACTCGCGGCAGTACGGCAAAGCCCAAGCGAAGTTCCAAGAGGGAGCCGCTCAGGTCTCCATTATGAAGGACATGGAACGCGGTCAGCAGCAGCAGATCAGCCGCATCATTCCTGACAGCCTCTACGACTACACCTTTCAGGACATCACCTAATGCCATTCCAATCCTCAGACGCACTCGACGACCAGATGCTTCTAGATGGAAGCAATGGGTTCAGCACTGGTGTCGTTTCAGCTACTCGTCCAGATGCCATTCCGGCCACAAGCTTGGAATCGGCCATCAACATGGACTACGATGACTTTGGAAACCTTGTCACTCGTCTCGGGTCCGTTTCACTGGTTGGCAACAGCATCACCAGCAACTGGGAAGACGTTATCACAAACTGGGAGGCAACCACCGCCAACTTCGCGTCCAACCTCCCAGTCAACTGCCAAGTCTACTCTGGCTTCTACTTTGATACGTCCGCCTCAGAGCGTCTGGTAATCGCGCTGAATGATATCAACGCGAACACCAATCTGTTGTACTACGGATCTCCTGGTATTTCGTACAACGTCATCAGCGGATCTACGATCAATCCTCTCGCGAGATACGTTTACTTTGCTCAGCTCAACGAGAAGTTGTTCTACGCGGATGGCTATAGCGCACTGCGTTATGTCAACAGCTCTAACTCGAACGCATCCGTCGCTGCCGGAAAGATCAGCCGAATCGATGTCATCAATCAGGGGTCAAATCTTTCCACGATTCCAAATGTAACAATCTCTGCTCCTCCAAGTGGGACTACGGCTACCGCTGTTGCTATTGTTGCTAATGATGGCAATTTGGTTGCAATTAGTATTACCAATCCAGGCAGTGGATACGTTACTGCTCCAACAGTAAACATTTCCGGTGGTGGAGGATCACACGCGGTCGCATTCGTATCACTCGCCGCCCCCGCCAAGCCGCTCTATCTCACCACCCACACCAACCGTCTGTGGGCCGTGTCAGCGGATACCACAATCCAGCCCGACACCCTGTACTTCTCGGATATCCTCGATGGCGAATCATGGGACCCGCTTGGTTCCATTCGCGTTGGTGGCGATGGCGATCCGATTCGTGGTCTCTACTCGTGGTTCGGATACCGCTTGCTCGTGTTCAAGGAGCGGTCCATCTGGACTGTGGATGCCGATCCCACGGCAGATCCCGCTGATTGGTCTATCTCGCTCGTCAGCGGAAACATCGGCTGCTCCTCGCACCGATCCATTGCTGCGGTGGGTGCTGATGTTTTCTTCCTGTCTCGTGACGGCATCCGCTCGATGGCCCAGATCCAAGCGGGTACTCAGACCAGCGTTGGACTCGCGCTCAGCAGCCCGATCAACGATCTCATCAGCCGCATTGACAAGACGCGCCTCGAACTCTGCGACGGTGTGTTCTGGAATAACCGATACCTGCTCGCAGTTCCGTTCGTTCAGGAAGGACCGTTCGGTGTTGGTCTCGAAAACGAGTATGCGATGCTTCTCGAAAACGGTTACCATCTTGAACTCGAAGACCTGATCCCTCGGAATAACGCGATCATCGTATACCACTCACTGGCCCGCTCTTGGCTTGGATACTGGGACAACTGGCAAGTGAACGACTTCTTTGCCACATCGTTCTCAAGCTTTGGCCCTGTGCTGATGTTCGCTGGCGATATGACCGCAGTGTCTTCGGCAAGTAATCAGGTCTGGTCATTCAACGACTACCTGCCAAACACTCGCACCGTACCAACACCGGTTTCTTCCTATTTGGATGGTGGCTCGCAATACCAGTCCTCGGTGACCACAAAGGCTTACAACCTTGGGGAACCCATCCCCGACAAGATCGGTTACAGCATCCAGCTCGCGTTCGACAACCCGTACACCACCCAGAATACAGGTGTTACCGTTTCCTACGCCAAGGACATGACTGGAACATTCTCCACGATTGATTCCGGCCTGAGCATAACCAGTTCTCAGAAGTTCCTGAAAGCCTACAACCTCATCAGCAAGGGCCGATGGAACTCGATCCAATTTAAGGTTGAAACCAATGCGGGCGGTCGCCTGTCATTCCAATCCGCC